TAGGTATGGAAGTAATGCATGAAAGAAATGCACACAACTTCCCACTAGACCTTGCTTCTGCTGAGTCTTCAACTGTTGCACTTGTTGCACCTTCAGTCGGTTAGTCCGATCACAGAGACCTCTACATAGTAGGGGTCTTTTTTTATGCCTTGAAATATCTTACTCATCCTCTGACCGTCTGCAACCTAATCATAGTAGGGTCTTTCGCCTTCATAGAACTAATGCATATAAGATATCACCAAAAAGAGTTGACACGTAGTGAAGAAGCTGTTATAATAAATACAGATGAGTGACTGATCATCGCTCATGGAAGTGGCAGAATAACCCTGTTGGAATTTGGCGGGGTAATGCATCAAGTTAGAGGTGGTACTCGCCCTCCCTAAAGGAGGTGAACCTTTACCAGAGGAACTTGAGTTGAGCAGTACAAATTTTCGCTTTAGCGATTCCCTGTTCATGTCGGTACGATAAGTAATCCTTCCTTCCCCTTTTCGTTATAACATAGGAGACCTTTCGGGGTCTCCCTCCTTTTGTTATTACTTCGATATGTAAGACCCCTTTACAGGGGTCTTTTTTTATGCTAAATTATCATGATGACACTAACTACCGAACAACTCCTTCGCATATACATGAAGGCAAGAGTAAAGAAGGATCCTTATCCTCCTCGTAGGCACTACAACGTAGCGACCTACGGATGAAAGAGTTCTGGAAGGTCTGGAAGTATGCTTTAGGTTCTTTCAATGATGAGACAACAAAGAAGTATGACAACTGGATCTGTATTATCAGAACCTTTATCATGGTTCAACTTGTAATCACCAACTGTTTTATTGTTGGTGGTAATATCAGGCACTGGAATGACCATCACATCCCTCCATCTTATGATAAGTCTTATAAATAAGTGTAGAAACAAACAGATAACAGATGTCTATAGCAAGAAACGCAGAGTTTGATAGCTCTGTTAGCAACACACTTAAAGAAAAAGACGGTGTACTTTCTGATGCTGCTGATGCTACTGCTCTTGATACATCAGGGTCTAATCCACAGTGGAGATTTAGAGAGAGACTTCTAAAGAAGATTGATAGAACTGCATTTGATGAGAGGATCGACTACTGGAGAAAGCAGGAGATAGCGAAGAAGTTAGTCCTAGCAGACAGAGATTACATGGAGAAGCAGAAGACCATCACTGGTTCTTATCCAACGAGCTAATATAATAAAACTTTGTTATGATATTATGGACGGAACAGTTTGTTCTGACGGACAGTACTGTCAAAAATTTGAAGAACAGATACAGAGACCCTTACTTTTTGAAGGGTGATCCTGGTTGGGGTCAACATTACACAGGTTACCATAGGAATCCTAACAACACTGCTAACACAGTGGATGGTAACTTTGTAGATAAAGAACTACTTCAACTCTACATACCAAAACTGAAGGAAGTTCTACAAAAAATTGGAGTGTATAATAGTAAATCTATATTCAGTTACAGCAGCATTTGGGGTCAACTATATACAAGGGAACTCAGTGCGATTATTGATGTTCATAATCATTATAAACATCCTAGTCAACTGGTTTCATGGGTGCATTTCGTTGATGTTCCGAAACAAAAGTGCTTCTACTTTATGTTAGGAGATCAGAAAGTATATCCCAAAACACAGAGAACAAATGATATAATATTTTATCCATCCTATGCACCACACGGTGTTGATAAGATGGTAGAAGGCAATGACAGGTTTGTTGTTGCAGGAAACATAGTACAAATGAATTCATGAAAGCAGTTCTATGGTCTAGAGATAACTGTCAGTGGTGCGAAAGAGTCAGACAACTCTTCGCTGCTGTGAAGATAGAATACCTAGAGTACAAACTGGACAAAGACTTTACTCGTCGCCAGTTTTATGAGGAGTTTGAGGAGGGTGCTACCTTTCCACAAGTTCAAATTGATAACAAACACATAGGCGGATGCAAAGACACACTACATCATCTCCAAAGACTAAAGATGATCTGAACAAAGGGTCGGTTTTTCTTCTCACAAGGAAGAGAAAAAGAAAACCTGTATTTTCTGTGCTATTATGGGGTATAAGAATCTCCCTACATATACACAGGGAGACATAAACAAATGGATCTAAACATTACAGCAGTTATCATTGCCCTCAGTGTAACTGTGCTCCTCCTAGCGATAGGAGTATCTCTTGTGATTGGTTACTTGTTACGTGCATATATACATGACGTGACACCTCAGTACACTCATCCTGAGATGTTTGACGAGAATGGTAACCCCATTGCTGATGAATTGATCGCCTTTCGATTTGAGAATGGCAAACCCGAACTAGATGATCTTGAAGACTAATTATGGCAAAACTACCACCTAATCCTCTTGTTTCTGAGATACTCAGAGCAGCTCATGGTGCTAAAACTGTTGAGAAAAAAGTAGAAGTACTTACAAAACACAAGAGAGATGATGTAAAAGCATGTTTGATTTGGAACTTTGATAAAGCAATCAGAAGTGCTATACCTGAGGGAGATGTCCCTTACAAACCTAATGATGCTCCAGTTGGAGTTGACGGAGGACACACACGTTTGATTCATGAGTGGAGATCACTCTACAATTTTATAAGAGGTGGCAATCCTAGACTATCTCAGATGAAACGTGAGACAATGCTAGTCCAGATGCTAGAGGCATTACATAAGGACGAGGCAGAAGTATTAGTTCTAGTGAAAGATGGAGAACTACAAAGCAAGTATCGCATCACTAGAAACGTAGTAGAGAAAGCATATCCGGAGATAGTTTGGAAGGATAGGTGAAGTTCCTAATTGATCTGACCGATCATTGCAACTCCAAGTGTCCTTTATGTGCTAGACATAAGACCTCATACAATGATGAGGTAGCGGTCTTGAAACCAGACCCATCTATGAATCGCTCTTCCATATCACTCGCTGATTGGAAGAGATGGTTTCCTATTGAGACTCTTAGAAAGACAGAACTGATATATTTTCAAGGATCATTCGGTGAACCCTCATTGAATGAGGATTTGTTAGACATATATTCTTACACTCTCAATGCTAACAGTAGTATAGTCTTCCAGATGAGTACCAATGGTGGTACACGAGACCAAGAGTTCTGGGGTAGACTGGGTGCTCTCATGGCATCATCACACAGAGATAGTTTTCTTATCTTTTCCATAGATGGTTTGACAGATACTCTACAACAGTACAGAGTAGGTGTAGATTATAACAAAGTTATAGACAGTGCTAGAGCATTTATAAAGGCAGGAGGTCCTGCTGTCTGGAGGATGCTAGTATTCAAACACAACCAACATCAAATCAAACGATGTAGAAATCTTAGTAGACTGATGGGGTTCAAAGACTTCAGACATACTAATGTAAACGATCTATATGATGCTAGTGGTAAGGGAGATGGTACATTTACATATGAATACAGGGGAGTGGTACATAAACTAGAGGGTGTTGATGGTCATGTGTTCCAGCAGCCACCCGCAGCAGAGGATACAGAGATTGACTGTAGGTATGGTCATGGTATAAAGAATCCAGGTCAACTTAGGATAGACAGTCGTGGTATTGTTCATGCTTGCTGCTTCCACCAGAGTAGACTACGCTTCTTCTATCCCGACTACTATGTCCATGGTGATATAGATTCCCCTGCTATCTACAGGGACATAAACAATCCCAATAAAGGTGTGGGTGCTGAGTATATGCAGAAGGTGTTCTACGATAGTATGATTCCACTCATAGAGAATCAGGGTGGATTGAAATCTTTATCTTTAAAACATAATTCACTTGAAGAGATATTGAACACCCCATTATTCCAGTGTACACTTGTAGAGTCATGGGATAAGAGACCACATATATGTTCGGATTACTGTGGTGTCAAAAGAAAAAATGTATCCGTTGATACTAAAAGGGTTGACTAAATATGGATGGTATGTTAGCATACCAATACGTTCATCCTGATACATTCAGGACGCAAGTAAGCCGACTCGGAACGGAATCGTTCATCCTTATGTACCAACTTCTTCTTAGTTTAATAGTGATTGGAGCACCACTTGATTGTGAGACTGCTGCTGAACTAATAGACACTGCAAGAAATAATCCTGATATATCTGAGCAATTAGAAATAACAAGGGTTGTGGTAGCACATACTAATCCTATGTGTTTCAAAACTAAGGACGCAAAAGACGACTGAAGGAACGGGGCTACAATCCCTACTACTTTGGAGAAACCAAATGGCACAAGTCACTTATCGTGGTGTCAAGTATGACACTGACAGAAACAAAACTCAGAAGACTAACAAAGTCGAACTAACTTATCGTGGAATAAGATTAGAGAAAGCTGTAACAGCATAGAACTGAGTACATCTGATACAAGGAGGGTATTGCACCCTCCTTTTTTTATGCTATAATTTTGTCATGGATAGAGACAAACTAAAAGTCATCGTCACTGACTTAGAAATGCTACTGTCTGCACTCAAGGCAGAGGTATGGAGTGACGAACAGTCCTATAAATATGATGACCTAGATCCAGTTGAAGTGGATTATGGTGATCAAATAGAGGACATATGAACGTCAAGTTAGTAACCATCACTCCTGATGCTGAGAAGATGATGGCATACATTGCCAGAGTATCTAACCCTAACAATCAGGAGAACGAGAAGTACGCTGGTTTGCTGAAGTATTGTATCAAGCACAATCACTGGTCAGTATTTGAGCAAGCGACCATGACTCTAGAGATAGAGACAACTCGTGCTATCGCTGCACAGATACTAAGACATAGATCATTTACATTCCAAGAGTTCAGTCAACGCTATGCAAGCACTGATCATCTAGGAGAGATACCTGTACCAGATCTCAGAAGACAGGACGAAAAGAATCGTCAGAACTCTACTGATGACTTGGATGAGTTTGTAAAACAGAAGTTAGAATTGCAGATAAAAACTTTGTTCAGTTCAGCAGAGGCATTGTATCATCAGATGCTAGAGGAGGGTGTTGCGAAGGAGTGTGCAAGGTTTGTCTTACCACTAGCGACACCTACAAAAATTTACATGACAGGATCATGTCGGTCTTGGATACACTACATAAATTTAAGATCTGCACACGGTACTCAAAAGGAACACATGGAGATCGCTAGGAACTGTGCCTGTATTTTTGCAGGACAATTCCCTGCCGTTGCAGAGGCACTAGGATGGGAACACGGATTGCAGGAATAAATTTATCTAAGAATGGTTCTCTTGCTATCATAAATGACGGTGAGGTTGAGTTTTATCTTGAAGAAGAAAGACTCAGTAGAATCAAGAGGGATCGTGGTGCAAAATTTTTGGTAGAGAAATACCTTGATGGTGTAGATGCTGTTGCTATATGTGATTGTTATACAAAGTATTATCCTAAGAAGTTTTTACAGAGAACTAAGGAGAAGGAAGCAGTTTGTAAAGTCATAAGAGATAAGAACATACCGATACTAGATTACAGACAGAGACATCATGAGTGTCATGCTGCTAACGCACGTTACGGATCACCATTTGATGACTGTGCTGTCTTAGTAATGGATGGTAAAGGATCAGTTCATGATCATAATGAACGTAGATTCTGTGAGATAGAAAGTATATTTGACAATGAGAATCCTGTCTTCAAACATTACTCTACGTTCTGGAGTGAAGAAGAATGTAGAAAAATAGAGAAACCATATTGGGAATCAATGAACACAGAGTTACTGTTCTGGGAGGGTGAGGACTGTCACAGTGAGAATACTGATGGATTTATACTCTATAGTGATAGGACTAGCGTTGGACAGGCATACAGAAGGGTCTCAAGAGAGTGTGGGTTTGATGAGTTAGATGCAGGGAAGACGATGGGACTGTCAGCATATGGATCTGAACGTACAGGATATGGATCTAAACGTATTGATCTATTCAAAGAGGAGTATGGTCATAGTTTTTGTAGCAAAGAATTATATGCCAAGGAGGATAGCACAGGATACTATGGTAACCAAGAACCAATAGACCTAGCATATAATCTACAAAAATCAGCAGAAAGACATGCAATATACATGGTAGCGATGGCAATAAACCTAACAAATAATAAGAATGTGTGTGTAACTGGTGGTTTTTTCTTGAATTGTGTAGCAAACTACGCTATCATAAAGAATGTAGATGTAAATCTATATGCTGACCCACTTTCTTATGATGGTGGTCTAGCAATAGGTTCAGCGTTACTAGCATATTATGAACATTTTTGTAACTGATCCATCACCTGTCAAGTCTGCTCAAGTTTTACCCGACAAACACATAGTCAAGATGCCACTAGAGACATGTCAAATGCTCTCTATCGTAGCGTCAGACAAGTGGGGTCATGGTTTTGGCATACTACCTAAGGTAGATGGTTCACCATACAATACAGAGAAGGGTGCTTTCCGTAATCATCCATGTACTATCTGGGCACAGACTAACTACAGATGGTTGATTGAACATGGTCTAGCATTGTGTGCAGAATACACGCATAGATACAACAAGACTCATAGTTGTCAGTACACAATAGAGTGTGCTGATATTATCTTTGACGACTGCCCACCACCCACGTCCTTTACCCGTGCAATGCCTGATGAGTATAAACATGACACAAGCATTGACACTTTTACTGCTTACAAGAATTACATTAGCAGCAAACC